GCCACGACGGTGATCAAGACTTCTCGGCTTATCGAGAAGGCGCTGCGCCGCTGCGGTATTAACCCGGCGTCGGCCACCGTCGAAACGTTGGACACGGCCCGCGAGGACTTGTTCATGCTGATGATGAGCATGAGCAATCGCGGGCTGAACCTCTGGTGCGTGGACCAGCAAACTGTGCAGCTGGTAGCCGGGCAGGCCACTTACCAGCTGCCTGCCGGCACGTTGGACGTGTTGAATGTGCTGCTGCAAACCCCGCAGGACGGCGGCGGTTGGCGGGACTTTCCGCTGTCGGCCTATAACCGGGACGAGTATGCGTCACTCCCGAATAAGTCGCAGGCGTCCACGCGGCCGACTTGTTATTGGTTCGAAAAGCTGCGGGTCCCCCAGCTGACCTTGTGGCCCGTACCTTCCGATGACACCCGGCGCCTGTTGGTGTTCCGTCACCGCCAGATCCAGGACGTCGGGGCGTTGACCGAGGAGCTGGAGATCCCCTCTCGCTGGCTGGAGGCCATCTGTTGGCAGTTGGCGTTGCGTTTGGCGTTCGAACTCCCCGAGGTGAAACCCGACCGCGTGGCAGCGATTCAGGCCATGCGGCAGGAAATGACCATTGAAGTCGAGGGGGGCGAAACCGACAGCGCCCCGGTCTATTTTGCACCCACTATCGGGGTCTACACACGATGACTGTGGAGAGCATGACCTTTTCCTCGCTGGTGGAGGACGTCAAGAATTACGCCGAGCGTTCGGACCAGCCGTTCGCCAACCAGATCCCGCGAATGGTCATGTTGGCGGAAAACCGCATTGCCACTGAGGTCAAGGGGCTGGGGCAGGTAAAGTTCGTCACCGGGCAGTTCACCGCCGGCAGTGGGGTTATTCCGAAGCCCGCCCGTTGGCGAGAAACCGTGGCGGTATCCTACTCCGTCGGAGGTCGCGTCGAATTCTTGCGCCAGCGGGGCTATACGTTTTGCCGCAGCTATTGGCCGGACGGCACCGCAACCGCGCCGCCCGAGTACTATTGCGACTATGACTACGAACACCTGCTTGTGGTCGGTACGCCGGATGAAGATTACCCGTTCGAAATTTGCTATTTCGAGCGTCCGCTACCGCTAAGTACGGCGGACCAGACCAACTGGACCACCCGGTACGCGCCGCAGCTGTTGCTCTACGCAACGCTCTTGGAGGCGCAACCGTTCCTGAAGCGTCCGGAGCGCATCGCAGAATTCCAGGCATTGTTCGACCGCGCCGCCGCTGCGGTAAATAACGAGGCCCAACGTCGTTTGCAGGGCGATAACGCATTGGTGAGGACCGTAGGATGATCAACGACCTTATTGCCCGCGTGTTCGAAGCACGCAACGTGGCGCACCTCGAACACTGGAACACCGGCAATTATGCGGCGCACCGGGCGCTGGGCGACTTTTACGACGAAGTGATCGACCTTCTGGACTCGCTGGTCGAGGCGCACTCGGGTGCGTTCGGCAAAGTGGGTAAGGTAGAACTCGGCGCGCGGCAAACTAAGCCGTGCGTCGCACTGCTGGGCGAGCACGTGGTGTGGATCAGCAAACACCGCGAGCACATCGCGCAGGACGTAGCGGCACTTGAAAACATCGTCGACGAGATCGTGGCGCTGTACCTGCGCACCCTGTACAAACTGAAGGGGCTTTCCTAATCATGGCACGTACTTCTCCCAGCCCCAGCTATCCGATGTTTCCCCGAGGGCATGTTCTCGACGCCGCTGTCGGCTTCCGGCCTCTACCCCGCCACTCACTACATCAGCGCCGGCCTGATCGCAGAACCCTTCGCCGCCATCCTGCCGCTCGACATGCCGGCGACGGAAGGCACGGAAGCGCAGCGCATCCCCGGCCACCCCGAAGCGGTGCTCGCCGCACTGCCCGAGGACTACGCGCCCATGCCGACACTGGCCGAGGTCGAGGCGCTGTTTTCCGGAATCGACATCACCGCAGGCGACCCACTTGCACGCATCGCGCAGCTCGGGCTGTCGCTGTGCGCGGAGCCTGAGATCGGAGAAGGGGGTGCCTGATGCGCCAAGTCATCATCGCCCTGGACCAGCTCGCCAACGCCATCCTCGCCGGGCACGCCGACGAGACGCTCTCCGCCCGCGCCTACCGCCTCTCGCGCGACCGTGGCCGGGACTGGCCGCGCCGGGTGATCGACGCGCTGTTTTTCTGGGACGAAAACCACTGCGAGAACGCGCACCTCTCGGAGCTTTTGCGGCGACACCTGCCGCGCCAGTATCGACGCCACGACACGACATGACGACACAAGGATCGCCCACGATGAGCCAGACCGCCCAAACTGCCGCCGAGACGGCCGCCGCCGCCACTGCGACGAAGGTCGCGCAAACCGCCACCTTTGCCGGCTCCGGCGCCGCCGTGTTCTTCGGGCTGACCGCGAACGAGTTGGCCGCCGTGGGTGGCTTGATCCTGGGCTTCCTTGGCCTCGTGGCCAATACCGCGATCACGATCTATTTCAAGTCGCGCCACCTCAAGCTGGCGCAGCAGCAGGCGAGGGCGGGCGATGATCAAGCGTAATGCCATCGCCGCGCTGTCGCTCTCCGCGGCGACGCAAGGGCAGACCTACGACTGGTTTGGGTTGGTTGGCTCGCAAGTCTTTAACCGGGGCATCAACAACAAAGGCGCGGCGTTCTGCTCGGAGTGGATCGCGCAAGCTGGCGGCGTACCGAACCCGGAACTCTACAACCCCGGAACGCTGCGCGACCTGAATCGCTATTCGAATGAGGTGATGCGATGAACTTCGACAAGGCGTTTGACCGTCTTCTCGGCCACGAAGGCGGCTTTGTGGATCACCCGAAAGACCCAGGTGGTGCGACGCGCTACGGTATCACCCAGCGGGTGGCGCGTGCGCACGGCTATCAGGGCGAGATGCGCGAACTCCCCGTCGCCGAGGCCCGCCGCATTGCTCGCATCGCGTACTGGGACGCCGTGCGCGCCGACGAGGTGCCCGACGCGGTGCGCTACGACCTCTTCGACGCTGCGTACCACTCCGGCCCCGAGCAGGCCACCAAGTGGCTGCAGCGCGCAGCGGGCGCGGACGACGACGGCAAGCTCGGCCCCAAGACCTTGCTGGCGGTGCGCATGGCGGACCCGCAACTGCTCGCCAAGCGCTTCAACGGCCACCGGCTGCGGTTCCTGGCTGACCTCAAGACCTGGGACGCCTTCGGCAAAGGCTGGGCTCGGCGGGTGGCCGCGAACCTGCTCGGAGCATGACATGGCAGCCGACGAGCTCCCGATGTGCTGCCGGTCCTGCGCGCACAAGCAATCGCAGTACCTCTACCCAGCCTGGACGCATTGGTGCGCGAAGAACAAGCCGATGGTTGAGGGCTGCCGCTGGAAGACCCCACGCACGCACTCGGAGGTGCGCAATGAGCGAAAAGATTACTGACCTCGCCGCGTGGCGCGCGGCGCACGCCCGCCCGATCACGGACGCCTGCCGCTGGTCCGAGGCGATCGAGACCGTCACCCGCGCGAACATGCAGGCGTGGATGACCGTTACGTTCCTTTGGCCGCGCATCCTGCTGCGCTCGGCTTTCGGGGTGTGACATGTGGCAAGCCCTGATCCCCGCCGTCGTGTCCGTGATCGACAAGGTGCTGCCCGACCCCCAGCAGGCAGCCGAGGCCAAGATGCGCGCGCTGGAACTGGCGCAGCGGGGCGAGCTTGCCGCGCTCGATGCCGATGTCCGCATGGCGCTCGGCCAGATGGAGGTCAATCGCGCTGAGGCGCAGACGGACCTGTTCCGGGGCGGCTGGCGGCCGGCAACGGGCTGGTGCTGCGTGGCCGGGCTCGCCTATCAGTTCATCCTGCAGCCGGTCCTGCCGTGGGTCGTCGCACTCTTCGGCACTGAGGTGCCGCCGCTGCCGGCGATCGACAACGAAACGCTGCTCGTGCTGCTCACCGGCATGTTGGGGTTGGGTGGTCTACGTACTTTTGAGCGTGTGAAGGGCAAAATTTAACCGCGGGACGTTTTCCGTGGTATAATAAACCTCGGAGGCTCTCGATACATGCCCAAGTTTTTACCCCCTCGGCGTGGCACCACGATGGCGATCGCCGTCTGCGACCGTTGCCAACGTAAGGTGTACTACGACGATCTGCGACCCGACGGCAACTCGCCGGGATTGCGCGTATG